GTCCCGCATACCAGTCCACTCATTATCATGCAACGCTGCAATGTTAAGCAGATTGTCAATGATTAGTAGGTGTGGGTATTCCCCGAACGCTTCACCGTACGCTTGAATGGATAACTGTATGTCGTCAAGTGTTGGGCTTGGATCAAAATCAAACCGCAAATGTTTCAAAGTTTTGAGTTCTTCTTCATAAAACTCGTACCCTGCACCACTACTGAACGCTTCCTCAACAGTATTTACTTGGCTACCGGTAATGACAGCCGCTGCTCGAATAGCAGTCGTGTAAGCATCCGTATCTGCACTGATGTAAAGTGTTGGCACACCAGACTTCACTGCATAAAACAATGCCAGTAACGATTTACCACTGTTCGGTTGCCCTGCAATCATTGTTACTTGCCCCCGCCGAAAACGAATACCGTTCTGGGCGAGGGCAGGGAACAAGTCAGGTAGTAACTGCGCGTTGTTTTTGTTTCGTGTAGCTGCCTGGGCTATCGTCAACATGATAAGTTCCTACCTTCCTGCGTTCCTGTAAAACAATTTGCTGAACCCTGCTAGGGGTCACATCAAGCAGATCAGATAGGTCGTCATAAGTAAAACCTATCTGATCCTTGAGCTTGAGTATGAGTGGGAAAACCGCAGGGTGTACTTTAGTTCCTCTGCGTACCGTCATTGGTTATCCTTTAACGAACTGAGGAGCACACTTGTCGGTAGCTTCCTTCGGCTGTGGACAGAACCAACCCTTCCAAGGTTTGTTCGCTGGGGCAACCCATGACATTTGACCGTGACGGCAGACTGGTGCGCCAGTGGTTTGGCCATCTGGTGCTGGCTGTGGATTTGATACCGGAATGTTCGCTGGGGTAGTTGTAATAACTACTGGTGCTACTGGTGCACTTGTAGTTACTGGTGTTGTTACTACTGTCGAGTTAGGGAACGCAGCTTGAATCACTGCTTCCGGTGTTGCAGGTGCAACATTGTCTGTAAGTAGTTCTTCCAAAGCAACCACGTACTGGTTTGTTGCATTGTTTACAACATCCTGCACGTTGGCGTTCAGTTCGGCTGCACTATCGGCACGAACCGTGAAAATGGTTCCCGCTTTCGTCTTGACGTTGATAACATAATTCTTTTCAGACATGTTATTTTTCTCCTTCTTTTTGGTTTCCTATTGCATAGAGTGGGTCAACAAGGTGGGCAAACTCGCCACCATTAGCATGGCAGTAATCTACTACCAAGCAAGATTTGCACATCATACTGATGTTGGGTAAAAAGATTCGGTTCTGTAAAGAGAACTCAAACTGGCGGAACAACTCGGTGAACAATGGGAAAGTCCAACGATCCATCCCTTCGGCCACTTCAAAGATTGCTGATCGAGCATTGTAATAGTAACCACCTGACGGGGTGATCCCAAACTGTTTACCGATAGCGGAAGCGTACAAACCTAACTGCATAGAGTTTGAGGGCATGTTCGCACCGGACTTCCAGTCAATGACCACAAGTTCACCGTCAGGTGTTACTGCTACAAGGTCAACGAACGCTTTGATGCGCACATCACCAAAGTCAACGTTGAGTTCAAGTTCAATAGCAGGGATACCTTCGGGTGTTACCCATACTTGGAAACCTGATGCAGCCCAAGTTTGTACAAAGTTGTGTAGCATCTCTGGTCCTTTAGCAGACCACCAGTCACCGTTCTCTTTGTCTGGCCATTCCTTGGTCTTGCGACCACCAGCTTTCCAATCAACAGGGTTACTGCCGTGGCGTTCTTGCTGATCCCCAATGGCTTGGTTAAAGCACTCGGCCCAGAGTTGTTCAATCGTTAGTTTCTTGGACACTTACTTCACCTTTCAATAGTTTTTCTACGGCTAAGTGGAAAGCTGATCCACCAACAAAGTACCATGCGGCACCAGTGGGTACGTGTAGTTCCCTTTCGAGTTGCCATGCTTTACCGCACTTAACCCAGGATGTGAATGATGAGAAGGATCTATGTCCTATTGTGATTTTCTTTGCATCTACCATACCTAGGACTCTACACACAGTGAACGCACAGTGCAAATCGTAACGCCGTGATGTGGATTTGACATTCCTTGAAGGTGAAAATTATACTGCGAGCTATAGCGAGCGACAAAAAAGATACAAGAAAGAAAAACGGCAAAAAAAAATAGCCCGCCATTAGGGCGGGTAGTGTAGGCGACCCAAAGGGTCGCTAATATATAGGTAATTATGGAACAATTTTTTGAAGAAAAAATTTTCTGGCATGTAACCCAAACAGAAATGATCCACAGGGTTTGTTTGTTTTGCCAAACAGATAGCTACACAGCACCATGTGTTGATGCTGGGGATGTTTCATTCAAGGATAATCACCAAAACTGCAAGCCCCGTAAACTGCGTAAAAAGATTCCAGAAACAGCGAAAGACCCCGTCTAGTACAAAAGTACCAGAACGGGGTCAAAGTCGCTCAGAATGGCTCACAGAGCCTTCTAGGGGGTGTTAAGCATCAAGCAAAGGCTGAGGATTAACATCAGTAGTGGTGCTCCAGTTAGGAACATTATGGGCTTCAAAATGTAAATGCGGTCCAGACACATGCCCTTCGGCACCAGACAAAGCAATCTTCTGGCCCTTCTTCACAGTCTGCCCAACCTTAACAAAGTCAGCAGAACAATGAGCATAAATAGTCCAGAACCTACGCTTGTCAACCACATGCTTAATGATCACCTGATGATTACCAAAGCTCGGACCCCAAACCTGACCAACACCAACAACAGTTCCACCCGCAGCAGCGAGCACAGGAGTGCCAACAGGGACAGGGAAGTCAACACCCTGGTGGTGTCCGGCAGACCAAGTAGAACCTGGCTTCCCGTACGGCGTACCAATGTGTCCGTCTTTAATTGGGTACATTAATTTTCTTCTTTCCGAATCGTGTGTCATGTGGGTTAAGCGCATCAATAACAATAGTGATGACTGCAACAACAATGGCCTGATACTCGGCAGCCAAGTTCAAACTTGTAATGTTGTTCAATAGCCAAGCGCAAGCAGCGCCAAGCCCAATCTTCCCTGCTTCAGCTAACGGGCTGTGGGCTAACCATAACAAAAACTTTTTCATTCGCTTTCCTTCATGTGTTGTTCAAATTCGCCTTCAAGTTTTACAACCTTGTCACCGATAGCGATTTGACGTGATTCCATTTTGTCTAACTTTGCAGAGATTTCATTTACTGCCTGGCGGATACCCCCACCATTGGGGCCAAACTGTTTCTCGATTCGATCTAATCTATCTTCCATGCGTATCGCCCTTACGCTATTATCAATTTGATGTTTTTCAATCTTGCGCCAAGCACCCCAAGCGGTGGCTAAAAGCCCAGCAACAAAAACAACTTCAGGCATAATGAGATTAAATTCTTTAAGTGTCATGTTGTTCTCACCTGAACATAAACGACACCGCCATAACCTTTGAACCTGCGGTCAGGTGAACTCATGCGTTCAAAACTGATCTGCTCAATGAGGCACTGGACTTGCTCACCAGAGGTGAAGTCTTGGAAAGTAATTGTGTCGCCTGTACCTTCAATGGCTTCCAAAGCTTGTAGTCGATCCCAAGCCCGACCTTCGTAACCGGTAGCAATGTTGTAACGGTCTGCTTCAAAGTCATAGTTCATTACAGGTATTTCAAGTACACGGTAACGTGGCATAGCAATCAAAGATTTTAACTGGTATGCCTGGAACGTTGGACCTTTGGTGGCATCGCCACTGGCTCGGTTCAAGGTAAAACGGAACGCTAACTGGTCTAAACCTGCGGAAGAAATTTGTGTACCAATGTCTTGGTCTGCCATAGCATCGTTTGTGACAGTGATAATGTTTGTTACTGCACCAGATTTTTGGATACTAGCAATACCAACAGAACCTTGAACAGGTGATAGTAGGCGAACATTGATTCGCTTAAAGTGTTTGTTCTCTAGAGTGTTGTAACGTACTGCACCAGTATCTAAGTATCCTGACGACACTAAGTTAGTAGCATGCTGAAAATACAAAGCATTACCGTTAACTGTGAACGCCATACGACCTGTTGTACCAATCAATGCAACAGCTTGACAGTTACCGGTAGCGGTAGAGTTAAGATCGTAAGTCCAGGCAAACTTCCCGTCAGAAACTTGTGCAGACAAATCAATACGTAGAAGTCCACTTTTGCCATCAATGTCGTTAGTTACTGTTGCGTAAGCAAACCTGTCAACAAAAGCAAAACTTTGAA